TTGTTACAATTGGTTCATACGTGATTGGGGACACCTTTACAAACCAGTGGAAAAGAGCGACTCGAATACGGCGCTTAGTTTTGCTACTGATGGTCTTGGCCGTCCCTTGGAGTCTTCTATTCTTGTGCTACATGATTTCCGTGGTAAGACGATTCATTTCATGCACGTTTCAGAAGCAGCGCGTATCGAAAAAGACCGGCTCGTTGGATCGCTAAACGGCGTTCCTGATAACGGAGAGATTGCACTTGAATCTACCGCTGCTGGACGGTCTGGAGAATTTTACCGGCTATGGCAAAGTTGGCGTAGTAAAGGTGCTACTGCCCCTTACAAAGGTTGCTTTGTTCCCTGGTATAAACATTACCCAGAAAACCCAGGCGAATGGGATGCTCCTGAAGGAATGGTTTTTACAAACCGTGAAAGGGAGTTATTAAGTTCCTACAAAGGTAAGATTACCGAAGCTCATATTTTCTGGCGTCGTTGGTGTATAGAAGCAAAGTGTGGTGGTGATGAGGAACTCTTTGAGAACGAGTATCCTACTAACGACCAGGATTGTTTTTTAACCGGCGATGCAAACGTATTCTCTAGCGGCATCTTAAAGATGCAAGATCGCAACACACGCGATCCAATCTTCGTAGGCCACTTGATTGCTGATGGCAACAAGATGGAAATACACGATGATCCAAAAGGATGCATTACTATCTGGGAAGAACCGGACCCATCGCATACGTACTCCATAGGCGCTGATCCTAGTGGAGGGGTAGGACAGGATAACGGGGCAGCATATGTCAAAGACAATCGCACTAATAAGCTTGTTGCTCGTATTTGGGGCGACTTGGCTCCTGCTGATTTTGCACGCGAGTTATACAAACTTGGTAAATTCTATAATAATGCTTGGGCCTGTGTTGAAGCAAATAATCATGGTCATGTCGTACTTCACGTCTTGAAAGAGATGGGCTACCGAAACCTCTATAAGAGGTCAACCATTGACGAGATGACTAACAAGCCTACGAAAAAGATTGGGTTTGTAACGACAAACCAGACCAAGATAATGATTACCGAGAAGTTTAAGAGTGCTGCTAAAGAAGGTAAGCTTATCATCCTAGACCGGGACCTAGTCTCTGAGATGTCAACCTTTGTGCAAATCTCAGGTAAAAACGGTGGCACCGTTAAGAGGCAGGCAACTGCCGATGCTCACGACGACCTTGTAATGGCAGCAGCATTAGCTGAAGAAATGAGCAGCTCTCGTGACTGGGACACTAGCGAAGAACGCTATAGCGGAGAAGTTTCTGAATATATAATCGACCCTGAAACGGGTTTCATAGTAGGATAATCGCATGAAGAATCCTTTTGAAAGAGAAGAGAACGAGCAGAAAGAGCGTAGCAAAGAGCTACATGCAGTGCGCGTTGTCAGAGCATTCATGAAGAATAGCGATGAGTACCGAGAATCACATGTCGAACTTGCTCGCAAATCTCGTGAAATGTACGAGAACTGGTCTCCTTCCAGTCGGTCGGTCGTGCAACGTGCTAACTTAAAATTGCCATTTGGCTTTACTATTATTGAAACTCAGACTCCTCAGCTAATCGACATCTTCTTTAGAGGTGGCTCGGTTATCCAGTTCAAGGGGCAAGATTATCAGGATGCAGTCTTTGAAGATCCAATGACTGACTTTCACATACACCAGCTAGAAGAAATGTCATTTGCATCCAAGAGTGCAGCTTTTATCAAAGCTATGCTACTAGACGGTACTGCTTTTGCAAAGGTACCCTATCGTTATAAAGAGATTGAAACTATGAGACGGGTCACGGAAGTAGACCCGGTAACCGGCTTGCCCATCCAAAGCAAACAACCTAAGGTTGAAGTGTTATTCGACGGCCCTGACCTAGAGGTCATCCCGATATACGACTTCTTCCCGGACTGGACAGTTAAAAAGCCTGGCGACGTTGCAGCTATGCGAGGCTGCGTACACCGCACGTATAAGACTCTGGCGTCTTTACGAAACAACCCCCTCTATAAAAATGTGGACGAACTCGAAGTTAGCATGGGAGTTAAAGGGGCTGATGCTTGGTCACGTCCTTACTATAGCGATGCTTATCGCGATGAATTCGATAAGCTTAACGATAATAAAAGCGACGTTAAAGAAGAAGGACAAGTAGAGATTTGGGAATATTGGGGTCTATTTGACATCAATCAAGATGGCAAATTCTCTGAGTATATCATCGTAATTGCAAACGGAGATGTAGTTCTACGCTGCGAAGAAAACTTCTACGATTACAAATTTAAGCCGTTTGTTGCATGTCCTAACTATATCCGTGAATCTGAGTTCTATGGTATACCGGAACTTATGGCCGTTAGGTCACTCATTAAAGAAGCTAACACTTTACGCAATGCCCGTCTTGACAATATCAATTTGTCTGTTAATCCCATGTGGATCGCAGATCGTGCAGCAGGTATCAATACTAAGAGCCTGTTCTCTAGGCCAAACGGCGTTATCTGGACTAATGATGTCAACGCAATTAAACCCTTACCTCCAATGGACCCTTCAATAGGTTCACGCGAAGAAATGGCATTCATACAAAATGACATTCAAAACGCTACTGCTATGGTTAACGCAGCTCCTGTTGCTTCAAATCTTGGTAAGCAATTTGGTCGCTCTGCTACAGGCGTAAACTTTATTCAAAGCTTTGCAAGTTCTCGTATCAGTCTTAAAGCTCGTATGCTTGCAGAACTATACTTTAAACAAGTGGCAAAGATTATGTTATTAACTAATCGGCAATTTGTCACGGAAGATAAATGGGTACGGGTGTCTGACCCTAACACTCCTAATCCATTTGTGCAACTTCCAGCCGATGCATTTTTCAGGGCCTTCGATTTCATCGTCGAGACGACGCTTGATAACGGAGGCCCAGAGGGGCAGTTTCAAAAGATCCAAACTGTATCGCAAATCCTGCAAGCTATCGAGAATAGCCAGCCCGGTACAGTAAAGAGCGAGGTAGTACTAGAGGCTCTACTGCGGCCTTTACTAGGCCGTCAGGTCAAACGTTTTGTCAATACGCCTGAAGAACGGCAAGCAATGCAAATGCAGCAGCTTGCAGCTCAGCAGGCTGTAAACGCTCAGCAAGGCATGGTTGCACCGCAGCCTAATGCTGCTCAACCAGACTTAAATGTAACGCCAGCACAAGACGTTTTATCAGCACTAGGACTAGGATAATATGCTATACGAAAATGAAGACATCAAGATCTGGAACCCTGAAACCGGCGAGTTATCAGGAAAGTCTGAGGTTTTAGAGGAGCAGGTTGTCAAGGCCATTGAAGACGCCCAAGCCCTATCGGCACTAAAGCGAAGTGTAGGTTGGCAACTAATAGAAGATTTGTTAAAGGAAACTTGCGTAGACCTAAAGGAAAAGTTAGTTTCCGAAAACGATTTAGAGCGGTTTCGTCGTATCCAAGAAGCCGTCAAAGCTTACCAAAACGTCCTAAACTTTGTCGATTACAAAATCGCCGAAGGTAAGGCATTGGAAGAACAACAAACCCAGTCCCCTGAATAAGGGCTAAACTAGGAGGATACCATGATAGACGAGAAAATCGCGCAGCCACAAGCGACCTCGCAAGAAAGTCAGGCTGCTCAGCAGCCACAGGCCCCTGAGATCTCTACTCAAGGTCAACCTGAAGCAGTGGAAGAGGCTAACTCAATACCACAGAAGTTCGTTGGAAAGTCTCCAATGGAGATTATCCAAGCCTACCGCGAACTTGAAAGAGAACGCGGAAGACTCGCTTCGGAATTGGGTTCTACTCGAAAAGAGAGGGAGTCCTTAGAGGAACAGTATAAAACACTTGAGAGAGAACGAATCTCTCAAATGCAAATGCCTACCCAACGGCCTCCAAAAGTGGTTCAAATGGAAGAAGAAGTGGACCCAGTGTCTGTCTTCGAAAGTAAGTTTGAAGAAGATCCGAAGGAAGCCATTAAGCAAGCGCTTAAAGGTTTAAACAATTCGGTCTCTAGCAAACTGAAGCAGCAGTCAATGCAGCAAATTCAAGCTGAAGGTGCTGAATACTACTGGAAACAGAAGAAGGAAAATCCCGACTACTCCCGTCGTGAACCGCTAATGCAACAGCTTGCCTCTGAATTGCAAGACGTAGTCAGGCCAGAGTTTTTAAACTCTGCCAAAGTGCTTCGTGCACTTGACCTTATGTCTCGTGGTATGGATGTAGATTACTACTCCAAGCAAGCCGTTGAGCGCGTGCAGAAAGATGGTCTTTCTGTGCGATCTGAAAAACAACGTGCTCAGTCCGAATCTGCTGTGTCGCAAGGCGATACGTCAGTTGCCTTTGATAAACTCTCACTTGATGAGATGAGAAGGGCTCTCGGTCGGAGCGACGATTAGGAGTAAATAATGGCTACTTCAACAACCCTTACAAATGCAGCAAATCTGCATCTGTATTATGAAAAGAAGCTGTTATCGGTACTTGAACCTCGTCTAGTTCTAATGCCTCTTGGAAAGAAACAAAGACTTCCAAAAGGAAATGGAAAACAGGTTAAATGATTACGATACAGCGCAATTGCTGGTTCTACCAGCCCACTAACTGAAGGAACACCTCCCGCAGAGATTGCCTTCAGTACCTCAAACGTAACGGCAAACATCGTCCAGTACGGACAATACGCTAAAGTATCAGATCTTTTGTCTGATACGGCAATTGATCCAGTGTTGGAAAATTTGTCGGAGCGTTTCGGTATTGCAGCTTCTAAGACAATCGAAGAACTCATTGTCTCTGAACTTGCAAATAGCTGTGCAAATCAAAACGTAAACAACAGAGCTAACTTCGCAGCTATTCAAGCTGGCGATGTCATTAGCCACAAAGAACTCATTGAAGCTATGATTCGTCAAAAGGCCGATTTCATCGGACCTCACGAGTCTGGTAGCTACGTTGTAGTTCTTCACCCTCGCGCTGAATACGACCTTATGGTCGATTCTCAAGCAGGTTCTTGGCTCGATATCCAAAAAGGTGTCGATAACAGACCCCTGCTAAACGGTGAAGTTGCTCGTATGTACGGAATGCGCTTCCTTGTCTCTGACAAGATGCTTACTTCCGTAGGTTCTGGTCAAGGTGGAATCGATGTTCACCAGTCATTCGTGATCGGCGAAGAAGCAT